GCTCATGGTCTTAGCATTTATGCGGTTCAGAAGCATTTGCTGGTAAACCGGGTCTTCTTTTTGCATCAGTGACGGCCAGGCGACTTTTAGGCTCCAGTTTTCGTTAGGGTCGGCGGCTTCCTTGATCGCTGGGTCGTGTAGTCCTATCGTTTCCAGCGCGTCTTCGAATATCTGGGTGATTATCGGCGTCCAAAGCTGTTTCTTGGCTTCGGCTATGTCACTGGTTGGCTTCATGCTGGTAAGCAACGCCTGATTAGAGTTTAGCGTGACGCTAGGGTCGTCGAACATCACCCTAGATAGGCCGGTTTCGCGTACAAATTGCTCTTTGCACTCGTCCATCTGCATCTTGAAGTCTTGGCCGTTGCTATCGCCCTGGTTGAGCGGCTGCATGTCCTGGCCTTCAACAAGCGGGATAACCTGCACCTTGCGGGCTTCGCTCTTGGGCAGTTGGGTATCTTGTCCAAAGCCAAATGCCTTGTACTTCTGGAAGTTTACTTTGCTGGCATGGGTTCGCCAGTCAGATAGGGTTTCAATATATGTCAGGTTTATATGGATCGCAGCGTCGGATACGTCAGACATGCCCCACGGACGGCGGCGCTGGCGTTTGTTGGGTAAGATATAATACTTCGGTAACTTCTTGGGGTCATCAAGCACCCGAGTAACTTCATTGCCGATAATCTTCACGTTCACGGCGTCCTCTTTGCCCGGCGTGACGGTTTTTAGCTTGCCTTTGTCGCTGCCCCAGCCTTCAATCTTGCCGGTTATCTCTAAGATAGACACCATTGGCTGTGTGGCTTGGGACGCGGGGGCGGTTTGGTCGGCCATGAGCTTCATCGGTTGGCCTACGGGAGACGTGGCTACGTCTTCCGGTGCCCCGAAATTGTCTATCGCCTCCTGTTTGGAGACTTGGCAGACAAAGGCTACGGCGTCAATCTTACGGAAGTCGTCACGGTTCCACAAAACATACAGGTTCTCTATCGCCTCAATTTGGTTCAGGACGTATTTCTTTTCGTCCTCATCGTAGTACGCCTTAACAGCGGCGTCGCCAATCGCGCCGGCGTTCTCGGCCAGACCAGACCAGAAGGCATCTCCCCCGTTGTCGCGGATTATCGCGTCTATCGCGTTCTTGCGAGCTTCGGCGTAGGTCTTTTGCTTGGCGTTGTACAGGCGGATGCGGCCTTTTTCTTCTTCGTCTTGGGCATCCTGTTCATTTTGGCTGTCGTAGGTGGAGATTAGCTGGAAGCCGCGCCCCATAAAGACATTCTTGTGGATTTCCACGTCACGGCGCAGCCAGTTTACAGGCGTATAGTCGTGCCCTATAGGTATATCCAGCTTGGCTTCCAGCCGGTCGCCGTAGATATAGGCGTCCAACCCCTCGATTTTAGCGTTGCGTTCGGATATTTCACCGCTGGACTCGCCAAACCTAGCCCGCGCATAAGCCGCAAACTCGGTTTTCGGGTCTGCTGCTTCGGTTGTTGGCTCATTTTGCATCACTTCACCGCTTCCATAAGGCTCTTATGCACATAGTATCACTTTTTGTACGTTTTTTGTTCGCTATAGTTCTACCAGTCAATAAACGTCACGGTTTTTTGGGCGGGTACTCCGCTTGTAGCCAACCAACAGGCTAGAGCCAGGGACATCAGGCGGTCGGTAGGCAGGTTGTTGTCGTCCTCTTTATATATGGTGAGCTGTTGGGTAAGGTCAGCCCCCGGCTTTTCCCCGGACACGCTTAGTACTGGATTAGGGTCAATGCTGGGTAGCCTCAGGGCATGGGCAGATAGCATTTTGGCAAGGGCAAGCAGGACGTCAGATTTCTTCATGGCTTGGGTCTTGGGGCGCTCTTTGTTCTCGTTGTCGGTGGCTGGCTTCATCGGCTGCCATGTACCGTAACACTTGGTGTTTACCCGTATGTAGTCCGGCAGGTCATGGTAGAAGCGCACGCTCTCACCGTTCCATGTCTCCAAGATATAGGGCGGACTCGCCCCCTCTGTGCGGTAGCTGTCGTACAGGTCGATAAAGTCATCCAAGTGGCGCTGCGGGCTTTTACTGTTCCCTTTGACGGCCAGTTGCTTTACCAGCCGTGCTTCGCCCTCTATCGTGTAGGCGTTTACTTCTCTGGTAACGCGCAAGTCGGTAATGTCCAGCACGGTATGTACCATCTCATCGGCTCCAATAGCCGTGTCTGTGGATATGACATACCTATGCCCGTCCTTGCGCCGTTCTCCGTCGTTCAGGGATTCGTCTTTGGCCGCGATTATGTCGAGAGCGCTGTAGATAGTGTCCCCGCCAAACACAAACTTGCCGTAGAGCACCTGGTCTTTTAGTGGGTTCCCCTCATATAAGGCATACTGGGCTTCGTGCTGCTCCGGTGGGAAGAAGATATTGTCCTTTAACTGGCCTTCCATTGTGTAGTAGCCGGGGATTTTGTTTAAGCCCTTTTGGTACAGTTCATAGTGGTAGACGATGCTTGGACTGTTCTGGTCGGGGGTGGACACAAGGTCTAACTGTCCATTCCAGTCAAACAGACGGGCTAACAGCGTGCCGTCCACTTCGCGTTGTAAGTGCTGGCTGCGCCCGGCCTCGTCGTAGCTGATATAGCCATAGGGTTTTCCCTCTAGCGAATCAGCACCCGTCATGCCCAGGGTACGGTGTTCAATAAAAGAGTTGTAGGCAAAGAACTGCTTTATCGGGCCAGCCTTTACGGAGCCAGTGGTCCTTTCCTTCAGGTAAAACCACTCGATCTTGCATTTGTTGGTGACTATCGTCCCGTCAGGAAGACGTATCGGGAACGAACTGGTCATTATCTGGTCAATGTAGGTAAAGACTGGCTCAATAAGGGCGGTCGCGGGGGCGACGTTGGCTGTCCGGTATAGCGCCTTTTGCCACGCCGCGTTATTGCCCGTGGGCACGCCAAATTTGTAGAACTGTTTGTGTATCTGTTTGCAGGCTATCAGGCTCGACTTACCAAAACGGTTAGACGGCACAAGCACACAGATTTTCGGCTCCTTGCCGTGCATGACATGGCCGACCGGCTTGCAGGAAGTGTCCTCTATATATTTAATCTGCCCGGGGTGTAGCGGCATCCCCAGCAATTCGTTGCAGAAAAGTACGGGATCGTACCTCCCGCGCCGAATCAGTGTCGCCAGTTCCGCCGGCAAGTTCGCCTTCAATGACATAGCCGTCCTCCTTTACACCCTCCGGTAGTTTTTCTCCCGACGCATAAGACGCCACCATGTCCATTAATGCCATCTGCGCCCCGGCAAACTTAATGTCGTAGTTGGACTTATCCCGCGCAGCAGCAAGCAAATGGGTAGCACTCAGGCGCATCTTGCCCCCCTCCAAATCTTCCATGCCCTTGTCAATCACCTTCGCCCACACATCCTGCGACGTAATGGCGTTCTTTAAGATGGTTTTCTCGGCCTCCCGTGCAGTCTGGCGTAAATGCCGTTCGTCAAAGTCTTTTATGGAGATAAACTGGTGCTTCTTGCAGTGGTTCAATAGGGATTCGTAGCTAAACTTTTCCTGGTACTCCCGCGCTACGTCAGATAGACGGTAATCGCTGGACGGGGTATATTGCCGACTGCCGTAGATCCGCTTGGCAAGCCTACCCTCCCATTTCTTAGGCTGGGCAAGAATGGTTTTGCAAACAGCACACAGCTTATGGGTCTTTATCATATATTACGAATAATACCAGAATAAAAAGCGAACACATAGAGCCGCCATTGTCCCCCGGTAACTCCCGCGGACTGGACAGGCTGACGTCTACAAGTCTTTGCTTTAAGTACAAGCCGGGGACCAGGTTGTCAGGCGGCAGGACAGAGCCTGGGTTTTTGGCCTATACTTAAAGGCTTATAGGGCAGTTTTAAACAGGCTGCGAACTGTGTTTGTAGATGTTTTTGTTGACATAGGGCCTAGTAGACGTTATATTTTAGATATAACAGGAATACCAGCCACCTTTAACGAGGTGGTTTTCTCTATATCAGACTACCTTTGATTTTTTAACAGGATTACCAAAAGCGTCCCTTTTAGCATAGGAACAAATACTGAACAAAACAAGTACATTTCCCCTGTTTTTGGCATAAGACAGTGACAGCAGAGCTGTACCCCGAGAAGATAGCCCTTATTAAATACACCCCCGTACCCCTGACCCCTGTAACTCTTGGGGGTAGAAGATTGGATTGGCACTATCTTGCCGGGTTCTGGTGCTAATAAATAATGTAACCAAGTAATGTATAGCACTATTTGCTCTGCTTCTAGTCTCTAATAAACCAAGTGGCTTAATAGCATGTAGCACTATTGCTAGGTGTTGTTTGCCTGTAATAAATGAATTTGAGCAGTTTTCATAGCGTTCTGGCCTGCGTCCGTGCTGGCTGCCAAGCACTCATAAGCCGCTGTGCCTAACCTTTGCCTGCATATGGTAGCGTGCGGTGGGTAAGGGCGAAGCCGGCGTGTTATAGGGTGTGTTCGGATTGTGTGCAGGGTTGTCCACATATTCGCCGTTTATTCGCTAATTATCTCTGTTTTACTATTGACAATCTACTATATAACCAGATATACTGTAGGTATTAACAATTAATGGTTAAAGGAGAAATAAACCATGACACTAAAAGAATTATCAGACAAGCTTGAAGTCCACCCCTACGACTTGGTTGGAGACGAGGAGTTGGCAGATGAGCTGATGGACGAAGACATCACAGACACAATGTTTTTCCAAGAGCTAAAGCGTGAAGCAGAGCTACGGGGCATACTCTAGTGATCGACCACAACGAGCTAGCCCGCCAAATACGCACCATGAGTGTAAGAAGCCAGTTATACCGCACATTAAAGACTGAACTGTCTGCGCGGGGGTGGTGGAAGAATAAGGCGAGGTGGCAGCCGCCAGCCGGCCACAAGCTGACCAAGGGCGATAAGTTTAAAAAATAGTAATCACGGCTAAAGGAGATATAACGCCATGACATACGACGAAAGAGTAATGCAGTATCACCAACCTAGTATTAACGCAGTCATAAAGGGTGTGAGCCTCCCACGGCTTGTTTGGGCCTTGCTTGCCCGCTTTGAAACCTTTTTGTGGGGCGGCGTGACGTGCATAATAGTTGGGCTCGCGATACTGTCCAGCATATAACAAAGTTCCCCTGGGATTTGGAGAAACCAGGGGAACTTTTATTTTACCATGATGAGCGCTTGAATAACCGTTATACGTTGTTCGAGCGCTTTTTCCATGCCTTGTAGTAGCTCATATTCTGCCTGTGTCTCGCTTGTGTGTGCGTCTAACATTATCTTTCTATCCCA